CCCCCCCGTATACCCATCTCTCTTTTTCTAAAAACCAGCTATCTAGGATATCTCCGTATCATCAAGGACTTACAGACTATCTCTCCAATATCTCCCCCCCTCTTATAGGGAAGTCCCCGTGGCCGTGGTCCTCGCACCACATCCCCCGCTCCACGCACGGTGGAAATCCCCCCTCGAACTTCCCCCAAAATAATTTTGTCCCCCCTCATGGTCCAGCTTGACTCTGTTCCCCGAATCACTGATACTTACACTGTCTAAAGACAAGCTGAGGCACACTTAGAAAGGACCGTGAGCCATGTACCGTTTTGAAACCCGCAAGGGCGAGATCGCCCATCTAACCTCCAGGGACTGTCAGGAGGTGTTCGCCATTTTGACGGCGATCAAGGTCCTGCATCCCAGCAGTCCTTCTGTATTAGCGAGGGCGATTGAGGCCTGCATGTGCAATCCCGAAAACCCTGAGCCGTGGTTCGTGGTCCATGATGAGGATTTGGTTACTCTTCATCGGCGTGACGACGACAAGCCTGTTATCCTGTTTCTGACGAAGGAGCTTGCGTGATGGCTATCAACACAAAGAAGCTCCGCACCCTGTTCAGCAAACTTGAGCAGATCAAGTGCGACATGGAAGCGATCCATGACAAGGCCCAGACTTCGTATGACAACCGCTCTGACAAGTGGAAGGAGAGCGATGCGGCTTCCACTGAATATGAGCGGATCAGCAACCTTGAGAGCGCGATCAGCGACCTTGAGTCCGCCATGCAGAACCTTGACAACGCCATGTATGAGGAGGACGCCTGATGAAGGACCCTGTTACCCCCAAACCCAAGCGCGACCGGAGCAAGCAGTTGTTTGCCATCGTCGTTGAGCGCGTGGTCAAGCTTCAACACGTTATCCAGATTCCGGCCTCTGACATGGAGGAGGCCGTGGACAAGGCGATGAGCGCCGCGAAGACCTTTGAGGACGACGAGTTTGACTGGCGTCAAGACAGCTACGATGCGTGGAGCGTGTTTAGAGGGCACGAGTAACCCTTCTGTAACCAAACCAAACCCAACCCAACTTAGAAAGGCCAAGCCATGAATTATCTTGATACCCTAAGTGAGAGCGTAGCCAGCGTGAGGGAGCGTGACGTTCGCTTTGGTCCAGCGGAGGGCGTGTTTGACACCACGGCCAAGCTGTCATCCATACTGTTAGACAAGGAGCTAACACCTTATGACATTGTGGTGGTTCTCCGCTGCCTGAATGACGCTCGCAAGAAGTACAATCGGACGGGTCCTGAGCATTATATCGAGAACATCAATCTCGAAGCCTTCGCCTTGCAGTTTATAGTGGGGCAGGACGCGCAAGCCGAGGCTTCGGCGGCACGGGTAGCCGAGAATTTCGCGGCGTCTCCGGATGTTCCTGTTGGGCCTTCTGAAACCATGGTCGGTGTTTCGACGCCGAGGATGGCGGGGTTCCCATGACCAAGCCGAACATCACCTCCAAGCTTAGGCGCACAAAGCCTTATCAGAAGTATCAGGACGACCGGGTTTATGAGAGCCCGGTCAACCCTGACGGTGAGGAGGGTGCGCGGTACATCGAGAACGCTTTGCAGCACATTGGCGAGATCACCTATCTGGCCTTGAACCACATACAGGACCATGACCTTCGCAACGAGATATCTCGCAGGGCGGTGGCGGCTTTTAAGGGATTACCATGAACGACGAACCAGACTACCCCGTGAAGAAGGCCCGTGGCTTTGCGGCGATGGACCCTGACAAGCAGCGTGAGATCGCCCGTCTGGGTGGTCAGCGTGTATCGAGTGAGAAACGCTATTACTCCGCGAACAGCAAGGCTGCGTCGGATGCCGGTAAGAAGGGCGCTGCAACCCGTATCGCTAACTATTGGGCGCGTGTGAAGGCTGCAAAGGAGAACGACAATGGAGGATCTTGATGTCGATGTCATCGAGAGTGAGTGGCTTGAGGATCAGATCCTGACCCTGTTCGAGGGCAAGCGGGATTTCATCCTCATGAGCGCCCTGACCATGGTGACAGCCAAGGTGATTATCAGCCAGAAGAAGAACAGGCCCACTTTGGATGTCGAGCATGTTTTGGATATGGCCGACGAACAGCTTCGGTTCACGGTTCTTGGCATCCTTCTGGAGATGCGGAAGGCTGACAGGGGGAATTGATGGAAAGCAGATCCCTAGACGCTGACAAAATCCTTGATGCGTGGTCCACGGACCCCGATCTCACGACCCGCATGATCGCGACCATTATGGAAGCGCACAACGGAACCATCTGCAACATCATCCTGCGCGCCCGTGACAGGGGCGATCCGAGGGCCGTTCAGCGCCGCCCGTCTCAGGGCTACTATCATCGCGAAACTAGAAAGGAAGCCAAGCATGTTTAGGATTGACGAGAACAAGGCCATCGAGACGGCCTACAAAATGGGGTTTGATGCCGGGAAAGACCTCTCCGATGAGCATTTGAGGGAGGCTATCGAACAGATCCGCAGGTTTCGGGAGGAACGCGACGAGGCGTTTAGGATGTCTCGTTGTGAGTGTGGGGAGGATGAGTGCTGCGCCAATCTTGTGAAGCACCGCGACCGCATCCAGAGCCTTGAGAACGCCATGCTGGCGATCATGGCCGTGGTCGTCCTTCCGTATGACGAGAGATCCCATGAGGATGTCCGGTTGATCGCGACGAGCGTTCTGTCAAAGGAGGATGGCGATGCTGACGAATGACTTTGGAACACCTGACAGACCAAAGAACGTCATAGAGGCTACCTTTTGGAGGTTCCACGAGGAAAACCCAACCGTCTACGTCCTGTTTAATAGATTCGCCTTTGAGGCTGCGACGGCCAACCGGGGTCTGTTTGGGGTCGCGGCCATCTTCGAACGCATCCGCTGGTTCACCACGGTTGAGACGAGGGGTGATATGTACAAGCTGAACAACAACTTCAGAGCCTACTACGCCCGTCTCTGGATGCGGAATAATCCGGACTATGACGGGTTCTTCAGGGTTAGGGTCTTGCGAGCAAGAAAGGTGGAGCAATGATCGAAAAGATCAACACCATCCTAGTCCATTGCGGATCCTGCAAGAACGAGTGGCTAGGCCTCCCGCAATCGACCCTTCTTCATATCGTAGCGGAGATGATGGAGAAGATGGTTTGTCCGTGGTGCGCGGAGCCCTCTTCAAACATTTTCTGCGGCCCTGCCCCGAAGGAGAAAGAGGATGACTGACAAGATCACCCATGAAACCACGAGAGAGCTTCTCTTGAGCTACAAGCCAAAGTCCACGCAGGAGTTAGCTGAGTGGCTAATGATAGCCGCTCGCGACCTGAAGGACATCGACGGGAAGCGCATTTATTTCAGGTTGGAGGGCCACCTAGCGTGGCAGATCGCTGAGATGATGCAGGAAGCAAAGCTGGAGGTGCCGGAATGACTGACGACCTTGTGAATCGGCTGCGTAAGAACGTGATGTGTGGCGATGCTGTGATCGAAGAGGCAGCAGACCGCATCGAGAAGCTGGAGGCGGCGCTGCGGGAAATCGCATTGATGGAGGAGCTTTCCGTTGAGGATTACGACGGCTCTTGCTGGTCATACCAGCGCGTCGCCCGCAAAGCACTGGAGGGGAAAGATGACTGATCTCGTAGCGAGACTTCGCGAGGAGATCGAGACCCTGAAGGAGGAGAACCGACAGCTCCGCGAGGACATAGTGGGGATCGACTCTGGTCTCCTTCGATTTCTGTCAAAGCAGCAGGCAGGTCTTCTGACAGGAATATGCAAACGAACCGTAGCGCCCTACGCCTTCTTGGATCACATCACGGAGGAGCATGGGAAGTACAACCGATATGAGGGCGACAGACACCAAAACCTCCGGACCAAGGTCGCCGTGTGCAAGCTCCGACATAAACTAAAGCCCTACGGAATTGAGATAGGGATTATGCGTGGTGTCGGGTACTTTATAGACGACGAAAACAGAACGAGGCTCAACGAGCTATTGAAGGAAAAACCAAATGAATGACACGCTCATTACCATCATGCTTCTGTGTGCTACCGGGTTCGCCCTCGCGTTTTGTGCGTTCATCGTTCTGTTCCTGTCTCTCCTGATCCTCGAAATGATAAAGGACAACTTCTATGACTAACGAACAGATCGCCGTGGCCGCTGTCAAACTAGATATTAGTTTTATTCAGGACAAGCCGGACGGTGTAGCTGATGGTGGGTGGGTTCATACCATCATCACAGGGGTTATGAGATCGACCCTCGTTGAGGTGGTCGGTGCGCTTGAGGGCGATGTTCCGTGGGCATGGGACAAGGAAACAAAGGTCAGGAGTTTAGTTGCGCAGATGACGGTATGTTGTTTGATTGAACAGCTCTGTCAGACCTGTCAGCTATTAAACATCGACAAGACAGTTGTTATGAAGGCCGTGGACCATGGATGGAACTCAACTCAACTTGATTTCGCCACCCCCAATTCCTCTGGTGTTGGACATGCTTAAAGAAAGACCAAAGGGATCAAAAACCCTCATGAATCTTGGGGTTTTGGAGTGTCACTTCCCTTTGGAAACCCGTTCGAAGAGCGGCTTTCGTTTGTATTGCGCGAGCCCTTTAGACTACCCGAAGCATAATTACTGCGACCAACATCGAGCCGTTATGTTTTATAAAAAACCGAAAGAGGACGAGGATGGAAGCGCCACCGGACAATAACCCCAAGTCGGTACTTGGTATGCGCAAGCCCTCGATGGCTTGTGTTCCACCGATTGCGTTTCTGCATCTGTCAAAGGCCATGATGAATGGGCAGGAGAAATATGGCCTTATGAATTGGCGCGAGAATTATATAAGTGCGTCGATTTATTATGATGCAGCAATGAGGCACTTGATTTCTTGGTATGATGGTGAGACGATAGATCCAGAAAGCGGGGTCCACCACCTTGGTCATGTGATGGCTTGTTGTGCGATACTTCTCGACGGTGAATTGTTGGGGGCGTTGAACGACAACCGAGCATCCACGGGCGGTAGGTTTCCTGTTCTCTGCCGAGAAATGGCGAAGGAGAAGACTAATGGTGAGAGTGATACACCCAAGAGAACAGAAAGCGCATACTGGCCGGGAACCAGTGAACAAGGCGATTGATCCGCGACTTGTCAGCCTCCCGTTCAATCAGGTTTACTTTGTTCCGGAGCATAGGATTGTCCCGGCTGAGTTATCTAAGAGCATCCTTGTATCCTACAAGGACGAGAACCTTATCAGCAGAACTAGAGCTTGGAACTAACGGAGAAAGAACATGCTTGAGAAATTGACAGATGCAATCCGGAACTGGTTGAGAGATCCGGAGGTTGATAAAAAGATAGGAGACCTTGAGAAGACCATCTCTGTTTGGCATGACAAGACCTACGTGAAGCTTGGTCAGTTTAGCAATCGCATGGATTCTATCGGGGACGGCATCGACAATAACGCGACGTTCTTCAATGACAAGTTTAAGGATCTTGTGGATCTGCGGATGCGCATTGAGTATCTGGAGCGCCGGTTGAAGGGGGACTTGTTTCACCTGACAGCGAACGAAATTGCGGTTGCAAAGAAGCTTGGTATGTCTATCGAGGACTACGCAAGGCACAAGCTTGAGATCATGTGCCGCCCGCCCCTCTCGATCAAGCGTGGGCGCAAACTTGGGTCGAAGAATAAGCCAAAGCCTGTTCCTGTTGAGGTGAAGCCTGTTCGTAAAGCTAGAGCCAAGAAGGATAAGGGACAATGATTTACGTTTACGCTCTCGTCACGCCCATCGACTTTTGGATCGGTTGGCACAAGCCCGAGGACATTGTTTCATGGTCCGAGGGGGAGGCTTGGTCATCCGGTAAAATTGCAAGATGGGATTACTTCCCCATGCTCCTTATGGCGCAACGAATAGCTCTCGAACATCTTGGTTGGGAGGGAGACATCAGGAAGGGAGAAGGCCCCTTTATAAGTTTGATCCCATCTGAAGATGGTCCCGCAGGTGAAATCATCATCGCTTGGAAGCAAGACAATAATGGGCAGACTTTTGTAGCCTCCCCCTATGCTCTCCCTTGGCTCGTTGCTAGTGATAACGACTGGTACTATGAGGGGGATCCGAAATGAAGTTCGACGTAGATGTCAACCTCCACTTATTACAAATCTCCATCGAGGACATGAAGATACAAATCGAGTCCGAGAAGGAAGAGGGCCGTGGTTGGATGCTCAAGTTTGATGAGCTTGACGTTCAATTTGAGATCCTTGTGGAAGCCCTCTACAAGATCCGCAACCTTGATCCATCCGAGGAGGAGGCCTGCGGCTGGATCGCAAACGAGGCCCTAAATAAAGTGAACAGGTAGCTTGACTGTGGTTTCTAGCTGTGCCATAGTGTCTTTATCGCCGATACGTAGAAAGGATCCAGCGATGAGCAAAATCACCAAAGCAATGTTGATCGACCCCGTGGCCCGCACCTTCACTCCGGTGGAGTACGATGGGGATTTCAGGGAAATCTATAGGTTCCTGAAGTGCGATGCTTTCGATGTGGCTTATGCCACCATCGAGGGCCACGACGTTGACATCTACGTGGACGACGAAGGCCTGTACAACCCCACCCACTTCTTCATCGGGGACGGGTTCCACAGCCCGCTTGCGGGGCGCGGCCTTGTGTTCGGGCGGGTGGACGACGAAGGGGACGTAACGGACTTTCCGGAGGGCTGCAAGCTTGAGGGGAACATCACCTTCCTGAGCATGTCAGACGTTCAGCGGATGTTTGCTTAGGCCCTATCGGACAAGAGGGCTGTGATGGTCCTCTTGTCCTCTTCTGTCAGATAGAAGCCGACCCCTCGAAGGTTCTTGATCCGTAGGCCGTGGGCCTCCAGCCGCTTGTTAAGCCGCCACACCGCCACATCAACAACCTTGATCGACTGCCCCCAGCCAGCGCGGCCCGTGTGGGCGATGATCGCCATGATCTCATCCCGACTGACAACCTGATTACCGTGGGCAGCGCAAAGGATATGCGCCAACTGCCGAGGTATGAGGAACAGCATGGCGAACGGGACTGCTTCCGCATCCCGCTTCGCCGTCAGTTCATCAAGTTCGTGGCGGACTTTCTCAAGTTCGCGCCTTGCTTCGATCAGTAAGGACATGCCTTCTTTGTATCACATAAAGCCTGCGTTGACAAATCCTGTCATTTCCAAGCTTCGCTAATACTTTTCGTTGCTGTACCCCACGAGGATCCAAGCTCTGCGTCTACGACGGAGGGGACTTGGAGGGTGACGCATGTTTCCATGATCTCTTGGATCCTGCGGGCGGTGGCTTCATCGGGGACCGACATCGCCAGTTCGTCGTGGATTTGAACGAGGGGGAGCATTCCCTCTTCGGCCAGCAGCACCATCGCCATCTTGGTCTGGTCGGCGGCGGAGCCTTGGATCAGGCTATTCAGGGCCTTGTAGGTGAAGGCACGGCGGATCCCGTTGCCATAGGTCTCAAAGGCTTCCTTGTGTGATAGGGGCTTGTGAACACCGAACAGGGCAGGCTCCCACTTGTCATAGCGGCACTTGCGACCGAGCAGGGTTCGGATGGATCCCTTCTTGGCTGCGCGGTTCGATGTAAACTCGCTCATCTCCCGCACGAAGGGGACTTCGGCGTGGTACTTGGCGAACAGATCCTTGGCGTCTGACAGCTCAAGGCCAAGCTGCGCCGCCAGTTTGGTGACGCCCATCCCGTAGAACAGGCCGAGGTTGATGGTCTTCGCTTGCTTGCGCGGGACGCCCACGATGTCGGCGGCGATCTGGTGGAAGTCGGAGTATTTGTCCTCGCGGTACTTCTCCACAAACTCGGACGCGCCTCTGAACTCCAAGAGCGAAGCGTAGTGGACCACGATCCGTGGTTCTTGGGAGGAGTAGTCGAAGCTCCCCCACTTGTCGCCTTCCTCCGGTAGGAACAGGCTGCGGATCATTGGCCCGATCACCTCGTTACGGGCTGGAAGCTGTTGAAGGTTCGGGTTCGAATAGCTAAAGCGCCCTGTGATGGTCCCGCCGCCGTCACTGCGAAGCTGGTGGATGTCGGCGTGTATCCTGCCGTTGTGCTGGTGCTTCATGATCGTTTCGATGAAGGTCGTGCGAGCCTTGTTGAACTCTCGTGCCTCCACGATGGCGCGAGGAAGGTAGTGCGTCCCCGTATTCAGGAACTCCTTGGTGAAGCTGGGAGCGCCTGTGGCTTCTGTCTTTGGATAGGGTAGCCCGGCTGCGTCGAAGACCTTCGCAACGCTAGCAGCGGCCCAGATGTCCACATCAAGGCCGTACTTCATCTTGATCTTGCGCATGATCTCCTGTTCGCGATCCTCAAGGTCAGTGCGGATGCGTTCCGCGCCTTCCAGATCAACGCGAACACCTCTTGATCTCATGTCGATGGTCGTCTTGAGAACCCGTAGTTCAAGGTTGAAGATGTCCGTCACCTCCTCCTTGATGAGAAGCCCCTCAAGGTGATGCCAAAGCTTGAGTGTCAGGGCGGCATCCTGTTCTGCGTAGGGTCCGACGTACTGCGGAGGCAGCTTGTACATCTCGGCCTTGGCGTCCACGCCCCACTCGTTTGCCGCCTCGCGAAGCAGGCGTTCATCTTTCCTGTCAGCGAGGTAGTCGCGTCCAAGGTTTGTCAGGGCGTAGCTGAAGCGGTTCTCATCAATGAGTGGGGCTGCGATCATCGTATCAACAATGCGCCCTTTTATCTCGACGCCTTCGGCCCGTAGCCAGCCGACATCGTAGTGAGCGTTGTGGAAGATGTAGTCCCTGTCAGGGTCGGAACAAAGCCTGCGCATCCAGCGCATGACAACTTCTGGATCCATATTGCCGCCGTTCTGGTGGCGGATCGGGAAGTACCACGCCCCGTTCTCGACGGCGATGGCGACCCCGATGATGTAGCCGTTCTTGATGGGCCATCCGCTGCCAAGTTCTTTCAGCTTCGGATCGTAGGTCTCAAGATCAATCGCTATCTCCCGAGCCCCTGACAGGTTTGGGAATCCGTCCGGCATCACCCATTCGGACGGGGTTTGAAAAAGCGGAAGTTGGGACATTCTTGATCCTCATAGCTTTGTTGCAGCCGCAGACCGGCCATTTCTGTTTCAATGCGCCTCGGGTGAGCGTGAACCTCTCAAGGTCGCACCCGCAAAAGGCAAGGACGAGATTTTTGTCAGTGAGGAATGTCATAGCCCTTGGACACCATTGGATGAATGAGATGAAGGCTCTTCTTCGCCCGAGTTAGACCGACATAGAAAACGCGAGCCTCATCGTCTTCGTCGTACACACCCTTCTTCCACAAGCTGTTGTTGCGCTTTACGCCGTCTGTCAGCAACACCACGTTGTCGGCTTCTGCACCCTTCGCCCCGTGGATTGTCGAGATTGTTATGCGGGGTTTGTCTGTGAAGCTTTCGTTGTTACGCATACAAATCTGAAGGTAGCGGCGGTCTCTGTCAGGAATACGACCCATGCTCTCTTCCCAAGGGCGGGTGTGCAAAAGGCCGTGGTCCATGAGCAGTTCATCAATCCCCAAGAACGTCGCATCATCGACCCCCGGCAGGGTCTTGTGGCCGTACTCGACCTCTTCGTTGAGGTTCATGTACTTGTAGACCTTACGGACCTCGGACGCCCGTAGACGCTCCCCAAACCGAAGGTCGGTCCAGCTTCGCACGGCGTCCACGATCTCCGCCTCGATGCTTGTGCTGGCGGTGTATGTATAAAGAAACCCTCGTTGTCGAACCTCGTTCTCGATTTGAACAGCACCCTTCTTGGTGCGCGAGAGCAGCAACCACCCACCTTGGCTTAGGTCCACCTCTTCGCTGTGCCGGTGCCACTGGACATCTCCCAACTCGTCACGAGGTTTGAACTCCTTCTGGCGGCGGTTGTAGATCCGACCAATGACCTTCTGGCTGATGTCGTGGTGGCTTGAGGGGATCCTGTAACTCTGACCGAGGACTTCGACGTTACCCTCCAGACGAACGAAGTAGTCTACGTCGGCCCCCGCCCAGCGGTAGATCGCTTGGTCGTCGTCGCCTGCGATGTAGATGATGTTCGATTTGGCGATGATCGCCTGCACCATCTTCCACTGGAGCGGTGACAGATCCTGAACCTCGTCAATCAAAACGACATCCAGCTTTGGGGCTACGTCCCGCTTGAGGAAAAGCTCCAGCATGTCGGTGTAGTCGTAAATCGCGTTGTCCTTCTTGTACGCCTCCAGCCCCCGGTTCACGTAATCGACACGGCTCCAGTCTGTCCGCAGCGGAACAGAGGATCCGTTGTAAACCTCACGAAGGGGTAGCTGGCAGATACGGGAGATGTTGATGATCTCCAAGAACCTATCTCCGAATCCGAAATCAACGAAGGGGCCATCAGGAAGAACTACAGCCTCCGGAAACCCCCCGATCTTCAACCACTCTGCGGCTTCCTTGTAGTGCTTGGTCATCATGATGCTGCTCTTGCCAATACCGAGCTGGTGGTAGGCAAGGCTATGCAGCGTCCGAAAGTATGGGAAGTCCTTCGCTGTCATCTTAAAGCGGGCAGCGGCACGGGTGATCGCCTCATGCGCAGCGCGTCTGGTGAAAGAAAAGTACCCAATTCTGTCAGGGGAAACACCGGCTTCCATGTACTCCTCAACGAGCGTGAGGAGACGGGTTGTCTTCCCTGTCCCCGGTGGGCCAAGGATGATGTTCATATGATGTTCTCTCTTGAGTTGAGGGGCGGAAGGTCGAGGGTGACAGAAGATGCCTCACCGAAGAACGCCTCTGGAAAGCCCCAGACATGAACGCCTTTGCCTTTCACCCGCCAGAACATCTTTTCCGCACCCAACTCCTTCACCCGCAGGGAAACCCTGTTCGATGAGTAGTTCAGGAAGTTGTTCACCTGTAAGTGCTTCATGATGTCCTTCACCTGAAAGTAGACCTTACCGTCTGTCCAGACAGCGATGCCTTGCAGGATATCTTCACGCTCGACGCCTTTCGCACGGTCGCAGCAGAAGGATGCCAGAAGATCCTCGAACGCCCCCTTGAGAGTGGCGTCGGGTGGGACTTCTATGATGGTCAGGTTATTTAGCAGTACTTGCATTCTCGCCTGCCACGACTTTGCGTTCATCCCGACAGGATACTTGTTGACCTGTGACACGCACTCACGCTGGAATATCGCTTGGGAAACAAGGGCCTCGGTGCTTAGTTCTACTCGGCTGCCGTCCACATTGAGCAACCAGATTGGTGGGTCGCCGTTAATCTTTGTCAGGCTTGACAGTTCGTTGTTGAGTTGGCCGGGGCCGACGCCAAACTTGCGGGTCATGCAGAGGTTCTTGTTGCAGAAGCTGGCGATGGGTTGGTCATCACACTTGTAGAAGTAGTCCTTCTTCTGAAGCTGCTTGATGATGCCAGCCACCTCGTTGGCGGGCAGCGGCGGCGTCATGTATTTGGTGTTGAAGTTCTGGACGACGGTTTCCCACCCCTTTTTATCCGACAGACGGGCATACACGCCAAGATTGAAGAGCGCGTTGTTCCGACCGCCTTCCGCGAAACCTTCTTCGCATAGGTGTTGAAGGCAGGGGGGTCCATTCGGAAGGATGCTGTCATCCTTGACCATATCCGTTTTGATATCGAGAAAGAAATCGACCCCAAGTTTCGCACCCTCCGCATAGTCCAGAAACTCTGAAAGGCCGAGTGATATCCCTTCCCTGTTGAACCCATAGCGTGTCGTGTCCTCTCCCATGAAGTACGGCATGTTCAAGAAGTTCCCCGTGTCGCCACGCTCCACAAGGATCTCAGTCTGCTTCGGAAATATCTCGGATCCAGCATAGCCCAGCAGTGAGGCGATGTCCTTGAGCTTTGGTTGGAGGGCCGAGGCCGACACTTCCTCCTCGAAGAAGAAGAACATATGAGCGCCGCCTGATTTGCTACGACAGATAATCCCCGGAACCCCAAGCTTCTGAACCTTCGAGTTCAAGACCTTGTGGTCGAGGTTGTAGATATCAATGTCGATAGCGCCCCAGTGACAGGAGTTGTTGTCCTTGATGGGAATAATCCCGAGGCCCTGCTTCCCTAGGATGTGGTTCGACCAATGCTCTATGGTCGTGGCTTCCTTGAGAACGCGAGCAACCCCCTGCTTCTTGCCGTCCCTTTCTCGGTCGGTCTGTACGTTAAAGGTTCCGTGGGCTCTATCGTTCCCCCTGAACAGGTCGAAGAACCGTTGTGCGAGGTCCATTTCTAAGGCTCCATCGAGAGGAAGGGACGCACCGTTTTTAGGACGGTACGCCCCCCACATTGAGTGACTACGTAACCTCGTTAGAAGGGCACAGAGTCATCAACTTCTCGACTGGAGCGGGAACCACGCTCAGACTCTTCAGTTCCCATTTCTTCCTTGACCTTCACTTCTCCAGCCTTGACGGACTTGGCGAAGGCCAGACCCAATTCAAACAGATCACTCTCGACATCCATGTTCAGGGGTCCGCTACGCGAGACTTCCCAACCGAACCAAGAACCTTTGTCGTTACGCTCCTCAACAGTACGGATCACGTACTTCTGAGACATCATGGGAAGTGTGTACATCCCATTCTTACCCTTCGCCTGTAGAGACTGCATCTGTGTCAGCCACTTGCGAGCCTTCTTCAGTTGGGTGCTTGTCATCGTAAGCAAGCACCGCTGCGGACCATTCTCCGGATGCAGGAGCAACACGAAGAACTGCGCCGTATTTGTCAGGAGGTTTCCATTGGGAAGAACATCGTTCCCACGCTCGTCTCGGTGAGCCCGCTTCACGATGGGATCCTCGGCGTCGTAGCTGTTCACGTACCCGCCGCCCTTCTCACGGGGCTTCCACTCGACGTAGCGACGGCTGTAGTAGCAGGGGATGACCAAGATACCGTCTTCCCCGTTGTACGCCTCGTTCGCAACCGTGTTGTAGATCATGCCTGCCTCGGCACCTTCCACGTAGGCCCCGTCCCTCTTGTTCACCTGAGGGGAGAGCTGCGCAAGGATGCGCAGGAAAGGAACCGAAAGGTCCTCCGTGCGAACATCCTCCATGCCTGCGTTGGCGTACTCTTCGAAGCCTTCGAAGGCCACCATTGAAGTCGCTGTTTCTTTCTTTGCAACTGCGTTTGCCATTTACTTTCTCCGGATCTTTGCTTTTTCGCCGATAAATATACCGAACAGGTCCAACGGAATTTCTCTTCCCGACTCAACCTGCTCTTTGACAAAAGCCTTGAGGGTCATCGGCTCAACCCACTGCTTTTGCGAAGGCGCATAGCCTTCATTCTCAAGCCGTCCGAACAGATCGTTCGCACGGTTAGACTCGTTGCGACCAAAGGACGCAGTGATTTGGTTCTTTATGATGTCAGCAAAATCGTTCTGCTGCAACCATTCGAAAGCCTCGCCCGCCCGGTCCTTGGGAATGGACGCTCCGTAGTTCTTAGTGACAGAAACCTCGCTGCCATCAGCCATCTTCAACGTCTTCAACCCATGCTCGGACAGAGCAGCAGGAAGAAGGTCGTCGGAGATGCTGGTAAGCTGGGCCTTGGTCGCCTTGAGTTCGGCTTCCAGATCCTCGACCCGGCTTTCCAGAGCGATCTGCTGTTTCACAAGCGAGGACACCCGAGACAGACCCTTCTCGTCCACCTTCTGTAGACTCATCGCAATGTCTTCGAAGTTGTATGTCATGCTGTTTCCTTTCTCAGCGTTCGCCTACGGTGATGGGAATATAACGCTCTTCGATCCTATCCCATCGCAGGATTTTGAAAGTTTCGCCCTCATCCCAAATATATGCCAGAGCCATGAAGGCAATCCCGATGATTACGGGATCCCCCGACAACAGAAGGAAGTCCTTCTTTGGATTGAAGCTGTCGAGACTATCGTACACCTCAGTGATGATTTCGTTCACACTCTCATTTGTTACCGTCCAATTTGCTCGAACCAACACCTCCAGCTCTCCGAAGGATAGGGCTCCAGACAAATCGCGTCCTCTTAGTTCTTGAGTCACGTACACTGTCATTCGGAGTTCTCCCGTTACGACTCAGAACCTACGTCGTTGGGCGGTTCGTGTCAACCGTGTTGATATAAAATAAAGATTATGTTAATACGGTCCGGAACGGAGAACAGTTCGATGTCAGAGAATTACACCTTCAAGCTCAAGCCTTTTGAACATCAGATGGAGGCCTTGAAAAAGTCCCTGAACAAGGTGGATTACGCCCTGTTCTGCGAGATGGGTACGGGCAAATCGAAGATCCTGATCGACACCATAGGCTTTCTGTACGCCAAGAAGCAACTGAACGGGGCGCTCATCATCGCTCCCAAGGGGGTCTACAAGAATTGGGAGCGGCTTGAGATCACCAAGCATATGCCCGACAGCATCCTTGAAACCACCGATATTGTAGGTTGGTCCCCGTCGATGACGAAGAAGGCCCGTGGTCCGTTGGACGCGGCCCTCAAGCCCAGTGAGCGCCTGCGCATTGTGGTGATGAACATCGAAGCACTGTCCACGGACAAGGGGACCGAGTACGCCCTGAAATTCGTGAAGTCCTGCAAGTGCATGGTGGCCGTGGACGAAAGCACGACGATCAAGAACATCAAGGCCAAGCGCACCAAGAACATCATGAAGGTTGGCAGTCACGCAGCGTTCCGCCGCATCATGACGGGATCGCCGATTACGCAGTCTCCGATGGATCTCTACAGCCAGTGTACCTTTTTGGGGCCTTGGCACCTCGGCCACCGGTCATTCTTTTCGTTCCAAAATAGATATGCAAAGATTGTCAGGCGCAACCTCGGGTCGCACAGCTTCAATCAGGTCGTCGGCTACCAGAACCTCGATGAGTTATCGAGCAAGTTGGACGGCTTCTCGTACCGCATCCTGAAGAAGGACTGCCTCGATCTGCCGGAGAAGGTCTACGTAAAGCGGTCGGTCGAGATGAACGAGTGGCAGGCTCGGGCCTACAAGCAGATGAAGGACAATGCGGTTGCATTCCTCGGGCAGGGGGAGATGGTGACAGCACAGAACGTGCTGACGCAGATCCTGCGCCTGCAACAGATCTGCTCTGGGTTTATCAAGACGGACGAGGGTACGATTGAGCGGTTCCCCACGAACAAGCTTGACGAGTTGATGGCGCTTCTGGAGGAGACTTCCGGGAAGGTAATCATTTGGGCGGTTTTTGTTCAGGATCTGAACAACATCCAAGCGGCGCTGGCAAAGGAGTATGGTCCGGGGTCCGTGGCCGTCTATGCCGGAAGCACTGGGGCCGAGGACCGACAGAAGATCGTGACAGATTTTCAGGAACCGAAATCGCCATTACGGTTCTTTGTGGGGCAGTCCCGCACTGGCGGGTACGGGCTGACGCTGACCGAGGCCTCGACGGTCGTGTACTACACGAATAGCTTTGATCTGGAGGTTCGCATTCAGTCCGAGGACCGTGCCCACCGGATCGGCCAGAAGAACAACGTGACCTACATTGATCTGGTGACGGACGGAACGGTCGAAGAGAAGATCCTCAAAGCCCTCCGGAACAAGATCAACATCGCAAGCGAGGTCTTGTCGGAGGGCTACAAGGAGTGGCTGATCTGAGTTACTTCTTGAGGCTGGTGGCGCGGGCAGTTTCCTGCGCGTACTCCTGTAGCTTCTTGTAGTCGTCTCGGATCTTCTCGTTCAGAGAACTGATCTCCTGCATCCTCCTATTCGGGGTCAGGCTCTGGTCCTTTCCGATCTGAGCCCGCAGGCTTTCGGAGGCGTGGACTTGGGCAAGCATGTGGTTGATGTTCAGGGCGCGTTGGGTGACGGGCTCCAGCGGGCTGATGTTCGCACCAAACAGGCGGGCGGCGTCTGCCAGAAACTCTGGCTTGGGTTGCCCGCGCTTGTCGAGACCCGTCCCATCTCCGAAGACATCGTTGTAGAGACGGGGGATCGCACCCGAGGCGTTCTGTGGATTGACCAGATCAATAGCCAGCATCGAAGGCAGCGTCTGGCTCCAAACGTAGGACATGAGCGCGAGCGCCTTGTTCTCCGGGGTCTGGCGAGGGTCGATGATGTCCCTATCTGTGAACGGATCCTTGCCGGTTGTAATGGCGGCAAGTGTCGTAACGATGGGTCCAGAAGGCGTGATGAGCTTGATGGCTTCCGATGCTGCCCCCTTGGGATCCTGCCGTAGGGTTGCCTGTATGATCGGATCGGTGAACGCCGCCCACGGGAAGAAGGACGAGATGTCCATGTACTCCCAGCGGCCCTTCTCATCCTTCCACGGAAGGATGAAGAGGGATCCCTTGTTGCGGATGTACTCGGGCAGACTCTTACGAAGAGCCTCGTAATCATCCGAGTCAATGTCGAGTGCGGACATCGTAAGGTATGGGATCGACGCCGCCAGCGCCACATATGGGGCAAAACGCAGGGGATGCTTGTAGGCCGTCTCCACCAGCTTCGGAAGAACCTTGTAGTAATAGGTGACGAAGGGAAGACCTATAGGGGAGTTGCGCAGGAAACGGATGTTTGGGTTCACCTTCGTGTAGTCGAACAGCGCCTCGTTGGCAGCATCAACAGCCTGAGAAGCAGTCGCACCCTTTTCCCGTTCATGGATGAACTGCACCATTTTGAACAGAACTTCTGTCTTTTGGTAAATGTCGGAGGCTGCGCCAACAGCATTGCCAGCAGCAATACGCATAGCGGCAAAGGCCCCCATCATGTCCTTACCGCCGCCCTTACGAAGGTACTGCTCAAGGGTTGCCCGCATTTGGATCAGTTCAGCGGACGACATCGTTCCGCCAGTGATGCCGTACTTCTGCGCCTCTTGCCAGAAGGTCCCATTCTCCGACACTTCCTTGGAAGCACGAAGCAGCAGCGGGGCGATCCGGTGCAGGGGGACGCCGCCGAAGACGTTCAGGGCAATGGCGTTCGACACCATGTTGCGGATCTGAGAAGGCACGTTGAGCGTGACCTTCATCATCTTCCAGATTTGGTTTGCCTTTACGAGGCTGCTTCGCTCGTCGCCAAGCAGCGACTGCATGAATGGCTTCTCACTGACGGGGATCGCGACGAAGGTCCCGATGATGTCGTCGTAGATCCCCTTCTGAACGATGGCCCCACGCAGAGCGCCGTAGCTCGCGCTGTCAGGCATACGCTTGTAGCCGTCGGGTATTTGATCCGAGAGTGTCCCAAGAACCTGATCCGCTGACAGTTGTAGCTTAGTTGCACGATCAAACATCGCCTGCGAACCCGCAGGATCTGTCAGTTCTGTCAGCTTCCCAAGCTCACGCATCACCTTGGCTTCATTAGCCAGCCAGTACGGCGTAACCTTATGACCCTCAAAATCCACAAGACTGTTTGGCGCAATCCAACGCACATCAGTCTGACGAACGATGTTATTGAAGTAGTCCATCTTAGCCAAGTCTGCTTGGGGACGAGACAGAGCGATGTACGAAAGGAAGGCGGGGTTCTTGATCTCGCCCAGAATTTGACGGGCTTCTTCGGGAAGCTCCTTTCGGAGATCAAGGTACTCGCGTGGGCTCACGCCCATGTTGCTCGTCTTAATCCCACGACCTGTCATTTCGTAGTAGAGGTACATACGAGGGAGATACTGGTCGTAGTATTTGGCTAGGCTGTCTTCGGAGATGTACCCCTTCTGGACCAACTCAAGCGCAGTACGGTTGATCTCTGTCTTCACCTCAATCGCAGCGGCGCGAACCTTCTCGTCAGTGATTAACGAGGGGTCAGCATTACGGGTAGTGAGATAGGTATAGGTCTGCGTCTGAACTTCTTGGGTTCCCTTGGAGATGATACTGGAAAGCTCCTTCGCCTTCTGTGTAGCCATGCCGATCTTGCCGAACAGAAGGTTTCTGAACTCTGACAGGATCGGGAACTTGTCTACCGTGAACCACGGATCGAAGAACTCGCGGGTTGCACTGACGACCTTGGACCACCGCTCGGAGTTGAGTTTCGCGGTCGGTCCGCCGGGGAGGTTATTGATAGGGTCAGGGTTTCCATTTACAGCGGCTTCATATGCAAACTTCTGATCGGACGGAAGATCCGGGAAAGATGAAATAGGTTTGCCCGTCTTGAAGTCAACCTTCCCCGTCTCACGATACGGAGTTGTTGTTCTGACTCCCCATACGTCCGAAAGAAGCTTTTCAAAAGCCCCGTTGTCTGTGCGAATACCCATGATCTTCGCAACAACTTCGTAAGCGTCACGAAGTTTATCCAGCACAGCCTTCTGGAACTTCTCGAAAGTAGTCTGAGGTATGCGACCCTCAAGCTCTTTCGAAAGCCACCTAGCTCCCCTCTCAGCAACCCACTCCTCAAAGCTACGGAGATACTTCCTGTTTAACCCGAAACGGTATAGGTCATTCTTCTCCCCAATGTCCTTCGTGGTACTGAGGATCGTCTGGTACTGTTGCTCGGTTAGGTTGAATGCCCCCAGAAGTTTTGACTTCAGTGAAGTCATATCAATGCTAGGGTTTTGGCTTTCAACCAGATACTTGTATAGGAAAGCCCGTTGTGCAGCCGTGCTGCTGCGGTCCTTTTGAAACTGCTTCGCAATCTCGACCTGAGTTTGAATGGAAGAAGTGTGGATCAAGAACTTCTGTATCGGATGCGAAAACTCATGAAGAAGCGTGTGCATCAGCTTCTGAGGGTAATTCTTCCCACCGTAATCCTTCATAAGGTCTTCGACAGAAAACTGTATCCGAACACTATTCGGTTCTGTCTTGGCCCTACCATATAGACCCATAGTTTTATTCTGGATCCCCGTTATCTCCATGGTCGTGCCGGGATACAGACGATATTGTGCTTCTTTGAGAACATCCAAGACCCCCGGAAGTTTCTCATCTAAATAAGCACGTGTCGCATCGTTGACGTTCAGGTGCGTAGTTTTTTTCACGCTATCAAGAACAGTACTATCCAACGGCGTAGTCGTCATCGGAGCAAACTTCTCAGCGTTGCGGCGCTGAAGAAGTTGTTGAATTGCTTGTGCTTCCGTGTCCCCAAGATATGAAAATTCTTTTACGCTTTTGGATGTATCATGCCATCCCGGTAGACCCATCGTACCGGCAGAGTTCATCCGCTGTATATCCGTCACGGTTCCATCCGAGAACGTGACCCGAGTCACCGTCCCTTCCATGAGTCCGAGATTGACACGTTTTTTCTCAGTGACCGTTATCGCCGCGAGTGGAGGTGCGGTCTCAACTGTTGCCGGTTTAGTATTCTCAGTGACGACGGGAGTGGGCGGTGGAGCAAGGGCCAAGGTCGCCTGACCTTCGACCACGCCCTGCGCCCGTTTGATCGCCGCATCAATGAGATCCATCGGAGTGACAGGAGGAAGCCCAAAGCCAAGCGCAGGCTCCGGGTTAATCTTCAACGCTTCAGTAGCGTAGTAGTTCAAGCCGTCCGAAATTTTGTCGCGACCAAGGGCACGAGCCTTCTCGCTGTAAAACAGGCGCATGAACTTTTCTGTCATCGGCTGGATCGGATTGAACGCATCCGCCTGCGAAAGATAAGTCTCAAGCTTAATGCCCTTATCCCTCATCTCAGAGATGCGGTTCACGGCGTCGATCAGCGGATCGGCAGAGAAACCGGGATCTGTCTTGTGGGTTTCAATGGAAGAGCGAAGCTTTGCGTAGACTCCCGCGTTATCAAGAAGAGCGTTCGAGATCGACTTGATGTTATCGTCAGTGGACTCGGCAATGCGAGACAGCGCATCCGTCTCACCGTATGCCTTCGCAAAGATAGCATTGCGAATGCGAAGGATGCCGAGGGAGTTGATGCTGCCATCTTCTGTTCGCATCTGCCCCTGCTCAGTACTGGGGACATGCTTCATAAATTCGACTACGAAGTCGGGGTGCGTGAAATCGCGACCCGGAGGGATCTTGTCGAGCATCGCATTCGTGATGTACTTCGCATCCTCCTTCGCCTGCTCGGCGGGGGACATGAGAAGAACATCCGAGACATTGGCCTCACCGATGTACGCCTTCCGCTGCTCCGGCGTCATCTGCGTGGTACGCTGCTGAACAAGAACGGGGTTTTTCATTCCCGTTGTATCGAAGCCGTTGCGAGCAAGCTCCTGCCGATAGGCCTCGGCAAGGTCGGGCCTATTCTCGTAGATGCGACGCAGGGCCATCGTGCGACCGTTGCCGCTTTCGACATGGCCGTTTTCATCAACGATGGGAGCCCCGCGCTTTGTGCTGGGGTCGAAGATCAGCTTCGAGGGGTCAAACTTTGCGATGATGTCTTGGATCTGAACCTCAGATCCAACCTTGTCCCTGTTGCGGGGCTGAAGGATGGGGTCGTAGCCGGGGACTTCAGACGAGATGATGCTCGACAGTTCCACAACCTTCGGAGCTACGTCGATCTTCGGAACCGCAGGAGCATCCGTTGTCAGGGTCTTCACCTGATGCTCGACAGGCGTCTGGATTGGAGACACGGGAGGGCTTACTGCCATAGGTGCGGAAGGCACTGGAGGGGCAAGATTGAATTGCGGGCTCTCGACAGGAGGCTGCACGGCAGGCGCAGTGTTTGTCACCGNGGCCGTGGTCGGAGGAGCGATAACCGGGGTTGCACTGACAACTGGCGCAGGCGCAGGAGGCTGAACAGCCGGTTCCTGACCCTTGAGCATCACGCCCAACATCCGTGGAACCGGGGGAACGTGATACGTGTCCACACCGGGGGCCATCTTCAGAAGGCCGCTGATATAGTTGTTTGTGCGCTTCGCTTCTCTTGCAATATCGGTTTCTGTCAGGCCCTGACTAGTGAGCCAGTCCATGTACTTTTCGTGTGCCTTCGACTTGCTGTTCTGATTCCGAACGATGTAGAGAGCCTTGTCGATATCATTCTCAAAGGTAAGCAGGACGTTGCCGCCCTTCGTCCCAAAGAATGGTGTGGCGTTTGACAGGGACGGGGGGAGTATGGCGGAAGCAATAGGGGACGTAGCCGGTGCAGGCTGCACGGGTGCTGGAGCGATGGGCGTAGCGGAGGTGACAGGAAGACTGACGGGTGGAAGAGCAAGCTGCGTCGGACCCGGTTGCGGGGTCGATCCTGTAGCGCCCGTCTGTGCGGCAAGTTGCTGCGCCTGCGCCGCCTGCGCAACCTGTTGAGCTGCCACAGGATTTGCAGCAACGGCGGCAGGGGGCTGCGCTAGTGTCTGGGCCACGGACCCCGGAGTCGCCAGAGGCCCACCAGTAGACGGAAGTCCGGGGGCCGGAAGCGGCGCGGGAGGAACGACACCTCCGGGGGCCGTGGTTGGGGAGTTAGGTGAGGTAGATGGTATGGCGGGAGGAACGGTCGGTCCATGACCATGAACAGGACCCATCAACCCACCTACTAAGGCACCCGCCG